GATCCCGAAAAGTTGGGTAGATGCCGTGTGCGCGTTTTTGGCATTCACACAGATGATCTGGTCGCAATCCCAACAGAAGATTTGCCATGGGCTATCTCAATTTATTCAGTTAATAATAATGATGCCTTTGCTGCGCCGAAAGAAGGCGAATATGTTTTCGGCTTTTTCCTAGATGGTTCTTTCTGTCAATCACCTGCAATACTTGGTGTCATTCCTGGTATCAATCAACAAATTGCACCTGTGGCAAAGGGATTTGGTGATTTAAGAACCTCTAAAAAGATTAAAAATTCTCCAAAGAAACCAATTGCGATTGATTATCCTGAAGCACCTTCTGGTCAAGTAGATGCCATCAGCGGAAACATTATTAATGATGCTGTTGGTGTAGAGAGAGTTGCAAGAGATAACATTATTATTCACGTGCCACTTTCGCGTACTGCAAGACCTTCGTATATTGAAGGAAACCTATTCATCGTTGGATATAACCACAAATTCACAGCACAAGAATTAAAGAAAGGTCATATTGATCTTTTGAACGGAGAACTAGTTCCAATTCTCGGAATTAATGGCGCGGATACTGAAATAACTGAAACTCAGGCTAGAGTTCTTTTAAATCTAGACATTGCCGCTGCAATCGAAGCTGCTCGTTCATCTATCGGCGAGGAAGGATGGGGTGGATTGAACGTTGCACAGAAGGCTGGATTAACATTGACAGCATATAATCTTGGTGCACAGGTCAACTTTGAGAAAGACGGTATTCGTTCTGCAGTGACTTCAGGTGATGTTGTTCGAGCAGCTCAATTATTGAGCACTAGTGCATTAAGATCACTCACTGGTAAGTATCTGCATAGTGAAAACATTCTCTCTCATGCTGCAGCAACTCTGTTCAAATCAATCCCTAAAACAGAAATTTTAACTGAACGAGCTGATGTAACAAAAACTCGTAACCCAGTTTCTGCTTCAGGCGCAGGCATCGGCGTACAGGTTCACGAAACGGATATTTCAACAGACGACAATGCAGATTCTTTAAAGTATCCACTACAAGAAGATATTGGTAAGCCATCCATTTCTGATCTTGCCACTAAACTTGGAAAAACAACACCTCAACGATACAGAGAACGTTCGGTGATCAGTGCAAATGGTGCGTTTGGAGAGTCTTGGTCAGAGCCAGCACCAGCATACGCTGCCGAATATCCATATAACAAAGTAAAGGAAACCGAATCTGGTCACATCTTTGAGATGGATGATACACCAGGGTTTGAGCGAGTTCATTTGGCTCATCGTTCAGGCAGTTTTACCGAGTTTTATCCAAGTGGTTCGAAGGTTGAGAAAATTGTAAAGAACAATTATAGAATCGTGATGAGCGATGATCATCTGTACGTTGCTGGAAAAGTGAATATCGTTCTTGAGTCAAATGCACACATTAAGGTTGTTGGCGATTGTTTCTTGCAAGTTGAGAATAATCTAGAAGCATCTGTTAGTGGAAATATGAACGTTGCGATTAACGGCGGCTTCAACGTTAAAGCAAATACTCTTCACTTTGATATTGCTAACACATCAACAATTACAGCAAACAATCAGTATATTTCTATCGACGATAAACTTGTTATCAATTCAAACACATCAAACGTCACTACTGCAAACGATTTAACGATATTCTCAGCAGCAAATCAATATTATACGACTGCAAATACAGTCTATCATAAGTCTAAGAATATTAAAATTGAATCTTCTGCAGACGTATCAATCAACTCAGCTGGAGTTGGTTACTTTACTACAACTGGAGTTTTAAATCTTAAGGGCGGCTCAACTCGTATCACTGGATCGACTGTTGATATTGACGGAACATTAAATGCCACAACTACAAATATGAAGGCGACTGGAGCTGACTCCAATGGCGATACGCATCTACTTACCGTTGCTGGTGTCGGCGCTAATGCCGCTGCAAATGCTTATGCTTCTGTTTCGAGCAATTCTGCGATCGACGCTAATGTGGTTATCGATTTGTATTATTCAAGTAAGAAAAATCTCGATGAAATCGCAGAGACTTTAGAAATTACTGTCAAGCAGGTTCAAGAAGTATTAGATGCCTCTTCTTATTTAAGAACGCCAATCAAGAAAGGAACACCAACAGCTGCTCAGAAATATCTCGAGCCAGATAAACTCGTACGATTGAGTGAAGAAATTAATATTGAAAACAATAGAAGTTTGGCAAACTATTTGGCAAATCCAGAAAATTACCGATCTATTTACAGCAATGCAAAACGATTGATGCCGCCTATTTTAAGTTCTGGATCTGATTTGATTCTTAAAAATCAAGTCGGCGAGGATCTGATTGTCATTAACGATTCAGCGGATATCACTCAGTGGTTTGAAAAGCAACTTCTATTAGCTGCCAATGGATACTGGAGAGAGTCTGGAGTGGATCTCAAGGGTAAACGACAACCTTCAAATCCAAATATTCTCAGTCTATGGCGAAATCTTGGATTTATGAACGAGCCATGGAATATGAGCGATCAATCTAACTGGGCTATAGCATTCGTCAACTTTGGATTGAAGCAAAACGGATATCGTTATGTGCAGACTCCAAATCCAAAGGACGTTGAAATTCGAATTGCGGATTACAGATTTAGTCGCGTTAATCCAGTTGACGCTCAACCTGGAGACGTTGTTCTCTGGAACAACGATCACGTGAACTTTGTTTATAAGAATATCAATGGAAATTTAACTTATATCGGCGGTTCGCAGCAACCAGATCCACGTTTTGACGTTGCAGATACTCGCGTCGGAGATGTGTCTGTAGTTGGTAGTGGTGGTGCGCAAATTGTTACAATTCTCCGTCCGTCAAAGACATAAATAACCATTTAGAGGAACCATAAATGGAAAGAACGTCGCGCGTTTATTCAGATCTTGACATTAAATTTAGTAAACATCCAGTTACTAAAGATGTCGCGATCAAAACGAATGAATATGCTATTATCAGCGCCGTTCGGAACATCATTATGACAAATTTTGGAGAGCGTCGTTTTACTCCAAAATTCGGCAGTGATGTGCTCTCTCAGCTCTTTGAGCCGTTAGATGATATGACTGCAATGAACATTAAAGAAGAAATCATTACAAGTCTGACTAACTATGAGCCAAGAGTTAAGATTGATTACGTCAATGTTGTTCCAAATTTCGATTTAGACGGATTTAATGTTACGATTCGTTTTTATCTCTTAAATTCGATTAAACCTATAACAACGGCTTTATTTCTTCAAAGGTTAAGATAAAATGGCAAATGTCGAGAGCAAACTAGTTATTTCAGAGCCAGACTTTTTTGCAATTAAGTCTAGCCTCAAGAATTTTTTAAAGTCTCAGAGCACCTTTGCAGACTACGACTTTGAAGGTTCAACGTTATCTCAGCTGATCGATCTTCTATCATATAACACGCACTACTTGTCGTTCTATATGAATATGATTGCTAACGAATCTTTCTTGGACAGCGCATCACTCCGAGACTCAGTTGTTTCTCATGCAAAGATGTTGGGATATACCCCATCTTCTATCCACAGCGCGAAGGCTCGTATTGATTTAAGTTTCACGCTTGCAAGCAATCCAGGGGTTGCGAGTATCACTTCTCTTACATTACCAAAGTTTACAAAGTTTGCTTCCTCTGCCATTGATGGTGTAAACTACATCTTCACTAACTTAGATGAAGTAACTGTTACAAAATCAAACAATGCATTTACCTTCAGCGATCTTGATATTTTCGAAGGTAATCCAGTCACTCAAGTTTTCACTTATAATGAACAATTGAATCCATTACAAGAATTCAAATTGCTTGATAAAGATATTGACACTTCAACCATTGAAGTGATTGTTCAAAATTCTACAGTAGATCTAACTCAAGAAGCATTCACACTTGCAACAGATTCAACAACGCTAACTTCAGACAGTAAAGTTTATTTTCTAGACGAAATCACTAATGGAAATTATAAGATTTATTTCGGAAGTGATATTCTTGGTAAGAAACTTACAGACGGTAACATTGTTGTTATCTCTTATGTAATCAGTAAAGGTAGAACAGCCAACAAGGCAACATCATTTAAACTTCTTGATTCAGTTGGTGGTTTAACAGAAGGCACAATTGTTGTTGATCAGGTTGCTGCTGGTGGTGCAGCTGCGGAATCAATTGAAACGATTAAGGCTCTTGCACCAAAAACTTATGCTTCAAATGGTCGCGCTGTCACCAAAAACGATTACATTGCGCTCATTCAACAACGCTATCCATCATTCGAAGCTGTCAACGTTTGGGGTGGTGAAGAAAATAATCCACCAGTTTATGGTAAAGTGTTTATTTCTGCAAAACCATCATCTGGATATGAGATTTCTAGAACAGAAAAAGATTATATTATTAACACTGTTATCAATCCAATTAGCATTCTTACAGTGACGCCAGAGTTTGTTGATCCAGACTTCAATTATCTCAATTTAAACGTTCGTGTTACATATGATCCAACTGCAACAACATTGACTCCAGGCGAACTGTCATCATTAGTTCGAACACGCATCAATAACTATGCGAATACCTATCTTGATCAGTTCAATTCATACTTCAAGATTTCAAGATTGATGCACGAAATTGATATGGCTCATCCATCAATCGTCAGTAACGACGTTGATGTTAAGATTGAAAAGAGATTGACTCCAATCCTTGGATCGTCAAGAAATTATATCGTGAAATTTTTCACTGAATTGAAACGTTCAACAGGAACAGATCGCATCAGCTCTGCACCAGCATATACTGCATATGATAACGAAGGTGTTCTACGTGAATTCTACTTCGAAGAAGTCCCACTATCATCAACAGGTGTGTCAGCAGTTCAAGTCATTCTTGGTGGATCAAATTTGACTACAACTCCGAGATTAGATGTTATCGGTGACGGCATCGGCGCATCATTGAGAGCAGTTGTTACCAATGGTAAAATTACTTCTGTAATTATAGATAAATCAGGTTCTGATTATTCAACAGCATCAATCAAAGCATACGATCAAGATGACAACCTATTAACAAATGTCGTGCTAAAGCCATTGATTGAGAATACAACTGGTAAACTCAGATCATACTATTTCGACAACAACAATATTAAGATTGTGTTTTCTGAAAATGCTGGTACAATTGACTATTTGATTGGAACGATTACACTATCTCAATTTAATCCATTAGATGTTAAAGATAGTTTCAAGATCTTAAGATTCTATGCAACACCAAAAAATACTCTGTTTAATTCTGAAAGAAATACAATCATTACATTGGATATCGATAATCAATCACAAGTCACAATTGATATGGTTAAAGTAACCTAATATGTCAAGTCTGAATAGAGTTTCAACGCTAGTAGAATCACAGTTACCTGAGTTTATTCGCTCAGAGTATCCAGTATTCGTCGAGTTTTTAGAAAAGTATTATGAATTTCTAGAACAGCCTGGAAATCCTGTCTATGAACTTAAAACATTCCAAAATAATTACGATACTGATCTAACAAGAGAAAGTCTACTTCGTTATTTCAGAACGAAAATTCTTCCTTCATTCCCAGAAGAATCTGAATTAACTACAGAGCGCATCATTAAATCTGCTCGTGATTTCTATGCAAAGAAAGGCACACCAGATTCTTTTGAGTTTTTGTTTCGCGTTCTATATGATAAAGATCTTGACATCTATTTCCCAAAACTTCAGATCTTCAAAGCCTCTGATGGTAAGTGGGTTCTTCCTCAAGCATTTCGTCTGACTTCATCATTTGCAAATCAATCAGTCAATCTTGAACTATTAAAGAATCAAAAGGCAACAGGTTCTATTTCACGCGCAACCTGTATCATTGAAAGAGCATACAAGACTATTGACCTTGCAACGAATAGAGAAATTTATGAAGTTTATGTTTCGAGTATTACAAGAACATTTACGAATAATGAACTTCTAGAAATTCCATATATCGATGAGAATGGCGTTTCTCAGGTATTCAGTGAAACAATCATTGGTGCAATTTCGAACATTAAAATTAATCCAAAACGTAGAGGAAGAAGATACGTTCCTGGCGACCCTGTCGTAATCAGTGGTGGTCAAAATTTAAATTCACTCACCAGACAAAAAGCAGTCGCTTATGTTGGCAACGTAACCACAGCAACAATCGACAGTGTGTTGATTTCAAAAAGAGGTTATGGATTTCGAACATTCCCAAATTCATTTATTGATATTATTACTGCTAATCCAATAACAGGCGCATTGGACGGCACAGGTAATGGTGCGCTTGCGAATATTACAGTTGACTCAGTTCAGACTGGCGCAAATATTACTATTGATTATTGCACAGATTCTATTTTCTACAAGGCGAATCTTGGAATTAATTCTACAGATTATGACTTCCCAAATACTGCACCAACAGACTTGTTCTTTGCTGCAACTTCTGGCTCTACGCAGCTCGCAGTTAATATTGCAAACGACCCATCGTTGAACGTTTCAAATGATTTCTATAATGGTCGCGTTATTAAGGTTGTTGCTGGCACTGGCTCTGATGGATCTGGATCTAAGATCAACACTGTTGTGATTGCAGATTATACTGGTGCAACACGAATTGCAACATTGAACGCGAATACTTCAATCCAAGGAACGGTGAATATTTCTGGTGTGAATGTTTATGCAAACACGACTTATCCTAATGTTGCAGACTTCACATCAGGTGAACCTGGATTTTATACCTATCTAACAGCTGGTAAAACTATTGAGATTAATGGTGAATTACGAACCATTAATGCCGTGATGAATTCGACTCATCTTGATGTCACAGTTGCATTCTCAAGTTCAGCAACAAACAAGAAATTAAATGCGAATTCTACACTAACTTCAACCCTAGACGGAACAAGTAGTCTACAACTAACTTCTTCTGCAGAAACAGGCATGGGTAGTGCATTCAGCTTTGAAACGTTAAACGTTGCTCCAATTGGAACGACGCTGATTGTTTCTGGTGGTGCAGATTTCGAAGGCGATCCTCCAGCAACACTTAATGTTGTTGCAATGTATGAAAGCGATTATTCTTCAGAAGGATTTATTACGATAAATCCAGGAAGCCACTTTAACTATAATAACGTTAATGCATCAATTCGATTCTCTGGAGCAGGGTTTTCATCTACCGATGGTTGGTATGTTGGAAGAAGAATTAAACTTGAAAGTCAATATCGAAGAATCATTGCTTATGATGGAGCAACAAAAACTGCTTTCTTGAATAGAATTTTTGAGACGAATATTAATCCAATCAATATTCTGTCAAAGACAATGCGTTTGGATAATCGCCCTTCTATTCTCGGTATGGGTCAGATTGCAAACGTCGAAATTACTTCTGGTGGCACAGGATATATGGCTGGTGACCCAATTACTTTTATTGGCACTGGCTATGGAGCAGCCGCTCAAGTTCAATCGATTGGTGTGGGTGGTGCGGTTGCTGCTGTAACAGTAACCAATAGAGGTGCTGGATATTTTGTGTCACCAACTGCAGTTGCTGGCGGTTCTGGTGCTGGAGCAACATTTAATGTTGTTCTAGTTGGTGACGGTGAAGAATTAAATGCAAACGCATCATCTCTTGGTGCAATTATTGATTTCAACCTAGTAAATCGCGGTTCTGATTATGTCTCAACACCAAATGTCTCATTGAAAATTTACGATTTGTATGTTACGGGAAATACAACGAATATTTCTTCAATACAAGAAAACGATTTTATCTATCAAGGAACTCCAGCTGCCCAAACCTTCACAGGAATTGTAGACAGCGTTCTAGAATCTAATTCAATTATTCGTGTGTTCAATTATTCTGGTACACCAAACACCATCGACGGTAATCTCGTTGTAACAAGACTCGACGCGACAGGAGTA